CTAGCATCATGAGGCAAGTGGTGCTTACCGAAATTATAGCCTCTTCCTAGGACATTTGCGGATATTTCATCAATATTAGCACCAGAAACGGCGTAAAAGTCTATTAAATGTACTTCATCGCGAATTACTTGATAGAACCAGACCGCCGTATCATCCCTATAACCCAGATCCCAAGCAGTGTGGACAGGCACGTTATTGTCATAGTTAACTTTAGTTATGCGCCCCTCGTCTTTGGCCTCACGCATCTCTGTGCCGTAATATGCGCCCAAGATCGCAGCCTCAAAGCTGCATTCCATTTCCTGCAGGTATTGATCCTCGCTCAACTGTGCGCGAGCTGCCGCAAGCTCAGACTCAGGCAACAGACCGCTAGTGCTCGCCGGTAAGCGCAGCAAGAACCATTCGTCTGGTGATTTGGATGCAGTCTGATATATTTGCCAAAACTGATTTTTGCCCTTTGGTGTGCCGCCAAAAACGCACCACCCTTGTTTATCACTCAATGCAGGCCGTAAGATATTTCCCCAAATACTTGGCTTAAAGTCGCCGTATTCATCTAAATACAACCCATCAAATCCCAAGCCACGCATAGCGTCTGCATTGTCTGCGCCAAATAGCTTAATGCGCGAGCCATTGGTTAGCTCGATCTGTAACTCTGACTCATTGCTGACTTTGATTAACGGTTCGGCATAACGCTTAAGATAATCCCACACGACTGCTTTAGCTTGGCTGCGATAAGGCGCAACATAACCAAATAACGGCATAGCTGACTTGCAGAGCGCTGCTGCCCTCACGATGTCATTAATAGCTGCTACGGTCTTACCTGCCCGCCTATGCGCGACAAGACACGCCCACCTGTGCGGGCGCTTATGAAATGCTTTAAACGCACCACGAGGCACGTAAGGTAGCGTGACTACTCGTCTGACCATCGAATCACCAGCTCAACCGGTCCTTCGTCTGGTCCGGTAACCTCAGCTCGTGCAAGTTTAGGTATGTGATACTCAATTGCTCTCAAATACAGATCGGCTGCCTTACACGGGTCTTTCTCTGCCGTCTTAGCCAGCCAAGTCTCAAAGTTTCCAATGTTATTCTGCGCGATCAACGCAATAGCATTCCTTACGTCTTGGGTAGTCTGATTGGGTTTACCCTTACGTGAGCCACCGCCTGTTTTTAGTCCTTTAGCCATGTTATCGCTCTTTATCGCTCTTTGCGATTGACGCGAGCGAGAACCTCGCCCATTTTCTTAGCCTTATCAGCCGCAACAAAGTCTTGCGCTACTGACACCGGAATACCTGCATCTTTAGCAAATTTAGGATTATGGGCTGCCGCTTGCATAAACCTTTCTTGCTTTTTAGATGTGCTCGGCATGATTACTTAAACGTCTTTAACTTATACAATGTGGAATCAATCAACTCACATATCTCATCCACAATATTTTGCAACGGCGTATCTGTAGGCAACACCTTGCGGATCGTATCCACAAATTGCTTAATCTTCTCAATATATGCAACTGGATCACGCGCAAGATGAAAGTCACTCGGATACTTGTCTATGACCTCATACGTTCCTTGATAGGATTCTGCCCACTTATCAGCAAGATCAATAATATTCTCATAATATTTATTGAGCGCTTTATGCCGAGCATAACTATTAGTTTGCAGGTGCATAAAGTGTGCATTAGTGCCTGAATGAAACAATACCGCGACAAAAGTAGCAGCATTTTCTTTTTGCGATGCCATAAAATTCCTTAAAATTAGGCTAAATTTAATGTTAATCCCAATAAATCATAGCGTCAAGCATTTAATATTAATTAATTGCACCAATTAACCTAAGCGCTGCATCTGGGTGCTCGACTACCGCCAGTGTGCCGCCCAGCCACCGCTCGTGCCATTCAATCTGATCTGGCGTGAGCATTCGTTTACTCGGCACTTTGTTACCGTCTTTAACCTCAAGCAGATAAGTAACCCCCTTGTAGCCAACCAATAGATCAGGCACTCCGTCACCCACAGCCGACAAATTCTGCACTGTCGCGCCTGCCGCCCTCAACGCAATAATGACTTGAGTTTGGTTTGCATCTGTCCTGGCTGCTCGTCTCATTTGTCAGAAACCCAATTAACATCATTGTTATATAAAAACTCACCGCAACCATTATTTCTACCAACTCTTGGCGATACAAAAACATCCAATGAATTAATTACTGGTGGATTTCTAGCACAATATTCTTTTCCTTTATCAGCTTGGTCAAAATAAGCACAATCGCCGCATAATCCTAATTTTTTCTTTTCCATAATTAATCCTTTTTTAAGTTAAATTAAAATCAAATTATACACGGCAAAAAAACTACGTTTTGCCGCAACTGTATTCGATACTGTATCACTAAAGAAAAGAGATAGAGATACAAGTATCTCAACTTGTTAAGAGAAAGAGATTCGATACGTATCAAATACAAAACAAGCGCAAGTGCCTGATTTACTTGCGCTTTATGGTTGAAAACCTTAATAACATCTGCCCATATCTTACGCATTTTTGTATCGCTATCTATGCCCAAACATACAGCGATACAGTCACGACACATCTTTGACTGTATCTTTTGCCTTTTTACCTGCCTCCGTAAGCACCCATTTCTTACGATATAGGCGCACCAATTTCTCTAATTTAAGGTCTTTTAAATGGCGCTGAACCTTGCCCACATACGGATCACCAGTGCTGGTAAACCACTGCAACTCAATAGCATATTCGCGCAAACTCAATCGTGCCTTGTTGCCCATAATTAACAATAATTGATTTTCCTCACTGGTCGCAATGTCCTGCAATTGCTCAGTGGTTTTAGCGTCTACGGCTGTTGCAACCACCGATGTGACCTGACTACCCAAATTAGTCAATAACCCGTCAAAATTGCATACGTCTAGTTTGATGTCAATAAAATCAAATGCCGGACCGCGCACCTTATTCCACCCAAGCTGCACAATCTCGCCCTCTTTCCACGCTGTCAGATTAGCATCCAATTCATTTAAGAATGCAGAGCCACCACGCGGCATTAATCCTTCATGGCCAGACGCATACTTAGATGGATGGCACAAAACCATTACCGCAGGTCTACCCTCTAATTCAGTTAATTTACGCAACTTCATGGCGTGAGCCACCATCTGACTATTACTATTTTCCTCGTCACCATTAAAAAATGCTGCACTAGAATCGACAACCACCAAGCCAAAACCACCGCGATCTATCGCCAATTGCTGCAAGTGCGCCATATTCGCGGCAATATCAAACCGCGCAAATGCAAAAGTAATATCATTAAATGCGCCATGCAGGAAAAATAATTGTTCCATGCCCTTAACCCGCAGCCTAATATCCTCTGGATTTTCACCCGCCAAAAACAATACATTGGCCTTAGCTGCCTTATGCCGACCAAATGAACGACCAAGAGCCACCGATGCCGCCATAGAAAGCCCTATAGCGGTCTTGCCTGCATTAGATAAACCCGTCAAGCCATGTAGATAACCTCGCAACAAGATGCCGTCTATGACGTATTCTGGGGCTTTAAACGCATCGCCAAAGTCTGAGCCTTGCTGCACTGTAAAATCAGCACTGGCACTAGCTGTTATTGATGGCTGCTTTACCGACAGTGGATTTACCCACCCAAGCGCCTGAGCGCGAGCAAATAGGGTCTTAATCGACACGCCGCCCTTGTCTGTCCTAAATGACATCCACCTGCGCCTCTGGTCTTTATGGTCGAATTTAGGCGATTCAACTGACCAATCAACCCAGACCTGGTATGCCAGATCGCCAAGACCGGTAGCATGTAGCGCCATGCCTGCCTCGATCCACTGGTTATAGTCATTCGCGTCTAAATGCTCAAGCGCCGATGCCGCCTCTGTAAGCTGAACTGGCAGCGTAATATTACCCAGACTTGCAGTGCTGGGCGCACTGGTAGCACTATCGCATAGCATCTGCTCTAACCAGACTGGCGCTCTGCTCGGATTAAACCCTTGCAGCAGGTCTAATCCATCATCCCACGAGTAACGCCTGCCAGAATGGTGGATACTCGGTTCTGCCACAATATAACCATTAGCCTTAACATCTATCCCCTGCCCTAGCTTGCCCTTTATCTTAGGCATGAGCTTTTCATCAATCACAAATAAATAATGCCAGCCATTTCCTGTGCGCTGGGTAGCAGTCTCAGGTAACTGCCCATTGGCTTGCAGTATTGCCTCCCAGGTAAGGTGGCCGTTATTGCGGGTATCAACATCAAGCGCAATTGTTCCGTGATCGCCCATTGCAATACCAATATTGGCTGTTGGCCACTGCGACCACCAACCCTTAATCTGTATCTCGTCACTACTCGCTTCATTAGCGCCCCGTTGAGTTAATGGGTGCTTGCCTGGTGACTTGCACGACTGATTGCCACACGTGCATATGCCGCCTTTGATGCTATGCAGTGGCAGGATACGGTATCCCTGACTCGCGTATTTAAGCGCTGAGTCTAGTATTATTTTTGGGTGCAGCTCAACTACGTTATCTGTCATTTTCATATGCCCTCTAATAGTTTTTTAACAGAGATTTAATAACATATCGCTTTTATCAAAACGATAAATATTAACTGTTCTTTTGCTTGTTTGTTTCCATGTATTTGTATGACTGATACCCTTGCGCTGCGCTATACAAATCCATCCCATAGCCTTCCAAAATATATTGCTTTCTAAATCATCTGCACAACCTGCTGAAAATGCTAAAGTGCCTATGGTAGCGCCATAATCAACAACCGCATCAAGCAGCTTTCTACCGCGTAACAATTTTCTAGCATCTGTTTGCAAGCATATCTGTGCAATTTTGCCTTTTTTAGATATGGCATTAGGTATGCCAAATGATGCTAAACAAAATCCAACTAAATCACCATTGCACTCAATAACAAACAATTTATCATTGCATACGTTAGACCATCTATCACCATTTTTAATTCCTGTAATGGCTGATTCGTAAGCCATCTTAGGAATAAAACCAAGCGAATGATTTTCTTTTTTACTTAATGATATGACATACGGCAAGTCTTTTTCTTTCGCAAAATTAACTATGCCTAAATCACTATCAATCATTTCGGCAATTTCCTGCGCTCGCTTTGCATCTTTTTAAAGATACTGTCGGCAATAACAACTCTGCGCCCAGCCAACACTGTGGTGCTTATCTTTCCCTGGTTGATGAGCCGGTGCATATACTGCCTGGTAATGCCCATTTTGGTAGCGGCAAGCGTCACTGTAAGATACATATTGTTCCCTCTTTTAGTTTATAAAAAGTTGCAATCAGTATACAATCGTATACTAAAACAAGCAAACTCATATTATTTATATATAAAAAACCTATATAAATCAATAATTTGTATATTACCTATAATTATTTTGCATTTAGGTGTTGACACGGTGTAAATAGATAGATAATATCTGTTCCGTAGCAAGCAACAACCGACCGACCTACCCAACTTTGGAGATACAAAATGCTTAAAGTTACTTTTTACGTTTACAGCCAGTTGTTAAAAAAAGAATTTCGTAACATTGAATTTCACACTTCAATGTCTAATGCAAATCTTCGTGCATTAGCCCTTAACTGGCAAATTGAAAAAGTGGAGGCAATGTAATGAAATACCACCACCCAGCCGCAGGCAGATACGACAACCTACACGGCGATGAAGATCAGCGCACTGATCTTAATGAGGAATGCGAAACCATTGCACTGAGTCAAATCACTAATGAAATATTCCGCACCGGATTTTACATTGACTCAGATGGTGTTGAACACTTTGACTTGGAAGATTTTATTTCTGGTTATAGCGACACCATCGCCTACCAAACCATGTTCGCTGCATTGTCTATGGAAACGCGTGACTTTATGAAGCACATAAATATTACCCGCGAAAATCTGCGCTTGGCCATAGTCAATAAGATATATGAGAAAGACTACGTGCAAGCATTGGCAGAATTTATTGAAGAATTTGGAGATCACGACCATGAATAATCTAGGCGATAAATTAGTAGTAGCAGTATGTGTTTTGGCTTTTATACTTTATTTATTTAACATTATAGGAATGTAATCATGGCTATCAATCTATCAGCAATCAAACGCAATACCGACCTACTCCCACCAAGAATCATGTTATATGGCCCGCATGGCTTGGGTAAGACAACTTTCGGTGCAAGCGCACCTAACCCTGTATTTATCCTGACCGAAGATGGTTTAGGCAAACTAGAAGCAGATCACTTCCCATTGGCCACCAAGTATAACGATGTGGTCGAAGCGCTTGACTCACTCAAAGGCGAGCATGATTTTGGCACTGTGGTGATCGACAGCTTAGATTGGCTGGATAACTTGATCTGGGAAGATGTAAATACCAAG